AGATGGAGACCACCTGCATATCGTGGATGAGTTCAACGTGGTTGACGGCTCCATCCCTAAAATGGTTGATACGATAAAGGCCAAGTACGCCCCCTTCCTGTTCTCCTGCCAAATCACCGGGGACGCGATGGGCAAGCGGGGCGATTTGTCGCAGAGGGACAACGCGAACTACTACGAACAACTCGCCAGAGGCTTAGGGTTAAGCCAACGGCAGATTCGTATTGTCCCCAACCCGAAGCACGAAAACAGCAGGGCGCAATGCAACTACCTCCTTCAATTCCACCCCGATATCAAGGTGAACCCGAAGACCTGCCCCGGTATGGCACGGGATATGAAGATGGTGGCCTGCGATGCGAGCGGGACGATTATTAAGCGAAACCGATTTATTATCAGTCAGCAGTCCGACTTTGCCGACTGCTTTCGGTATCTTTGCAACAGCTTCCTGAACGAGTGGTACATCAAACACCTCAAACGAAATGGTTACAGCAAGTTCGGGCCTAACTTCATCCCTGAAACGAACCAATTATGAGCTGCCTTGAATGCACCGACTGCCTATCCGTAGGAACCTTTGACATCTGCTGCGACAGCGTCACCCTCGCACAGGCCGACCCATCCACCACCTACAAGGTCGTAATCACCGATGTGAGCCTAAACTCCAAGACCACCTACGACTTGACCACCGGGGTGAGTGGCAATATCACCCTATCCCCCAACGAAGGCGTTTATAGCCCCAATCGCACCTACGAGGTCAGAATCTACCCCGACAACGCCTGCGACTCCAACGACCCACAAGCAATGACAAACGACCTGCACGAAGACGCGCAGTTCTGCTTCTCCTTCCAATTTGAACGCTTATCCTAATGATGACATCCAAAGACCGCAAAGGGCCGAAGCCTTCCAAACAATTCAAAGTTGTTGAAGAATCTTCCAACCCAGCCCAACCCCCCAAACCAATGAGCAACCAACCCAAACGACTGCACATCTACAAACCCGAAGATGTCCGAGGCAATATCACCGGGCCATTTATCCGGCTGACCCTTGGCCACAAAAACCACTTCCTCGGATTGGAAGTGAACGAGAGGTTTATTGGTATATCGTTGATATTCAAGCACATCGTATTTTCTTTCAAACCCCAATGACCGACTACTTCGCCTTGGAGACTTTCTTTAGGGCCGTGGTCGTGAGCCTGATGGTCGTGTCGCTCTCCATCTCTATGGAGGACGAACAACTCCTGCACGGCCTGCAAAAGCGACTGCGACTCCTTCTCCCCCCGAACAAGTACCCGATGCTCCACAAACCGGTTTACGGATGCGTGGGGTGTATGGCTTCGTTCTGGGGAGGCATCTTTTACCTTCTCACCGCCCCGATTTTCGGCTTCCACCCCCTTGAGATGGCCGTGGTGATGATTATGGGCGTGGCTCTCAATTTCATCTTTATTAAACTGTCGTGATACACAAAATCGCTTACAAGCTCTTCAAAAAGGAGTTGACCCAAATGGTATGGGACGAAACCTACAAGCCCGACACAATGAAGGGGCTGAAATTCGCGTTGGTCTGCGAGGGCCACAAGTTCTACATCTACCCGAACATCTTTGACATCCCCATTGAGCGGATGGGACGGATCCAAGACCTCGTGATTCAGTTACAGCGGATGGTGAGCAAGGAGGAGTTGGACATCTTCTTGGAGAATATGGAGAACGCCTTGAACGCCTCCGTTTCGGGCGCAGCGGTCAAAAACCTGGCGCAGATCGGCTTTTTGGTCGGGGAGATGCGCAAGAGGAAGGAGATGCTGATTCACCCGGAGGTGATGATGGAGTTAGCCGGGGCGGTGTTGATTCGTGAAGACCAGAACCCCGGTGAGTGGAATGCGGAGTTTGAGCAGAAGAAGGTGGAGTCTTTCAAAAACGCCTACAAGGGCAAGGAGTTGTATGATTTTTTCGTTTTAGCCGGGCTGAGTCAATACTTTCCCAATATCGCACATTTAGAAGAAGATTGGACAATCTTTTGGGAGATGGCGGCCTCCCGGCTGGAAGCGACCCAGGAACTCCTGAAGTCAGAGCTATCGGCTCGGAACTCTACTTCAGCGACCTAAATTGGCGTGAGTTCTTCGTCTTCCTTGCGGATGGCGATATCTTTCTATACAAGGAGTATATGAAAACATCGGTTGAGGATGTCTTAACTTTGCTCAAGCACTTCCAAGAGGAAAGGCAACGCAAGGCTAAACAAAACAACAATGGCTGATAAAATATCGGTAAGTTACGATGCGAATGTAGATGACCTCAAGAGGAAGCTTGATGAACTGATCGCAAAGAATCAGCAACTTTCCAATGCGGCCAATGCGGCCCAAAAAGCGATGTCGGGCCTTAACTCAAGCGTTAGTGCCACCAATAACGCCTTCAATCAGTCCACGACCGTCATAAACAATTACAACAACTCGGTCAATACCACCAACAACAGCATAAACCAAATGAACAACTCTATGCGTCAAACGCAAAGAGAGGTTCAGCTTTTTGAGAAAGGACTGCAAAACATTGCCGGGAAAGTGGCTGCGGCCTTTACCGTACAATCAATAGTTCAATTTGGGGCATCTGTTATTGATACAACGAGGAAGGTTGAGCTTATGCAAAACCGACTTGCATTCGTGTTTGGCAGCGTTACAGGTGGGCGAGAGGCATTTGAAAGGCTCTACGATGTTTCACAAAAACTCGGTATAGGATTCCAAGAGCTTGGCGATGGTTTTGCCGGATTTGCGATTGCAGCGAAGATGGCCGGGTTCTCGGCCAAAGAGTCCGAGGGGATGTTTACTAAGGTGGCGATTGCGTTACGCGGAGCAGGGGCAAACTCGCTTCAAACTCAAAGATCATTCTACGCCCTGCAACAAATGCTCTCCAAGGGCGTGGTTGCTGCGGAAGAATTGCGCAGGCAGTTGGGTGAAGCCTTGCCGGGCGCATCCGACTTGATGACCAAGGCATACAACCGCCTTCATCCTGCTCAACAAGTGACCAACCTTGGCTTCACAAAGTTGCTTGAGAACGGCAAAATCATTTCTTCCGAAATACTACCCGAATTTGCGAGAGTGTTGGAGGAAACCTTTGCCCCTGCGGTTGCGGGAAAATCGGGTTCTTTGGACGCATCCTTGACCAGGGTGACGAACTCGTGGGATAGGTTCAAGTTGGCCCTTGGCGAGGCGAACTTCCAATCGGTCATTTCTTTCACAAGAGAACTGACTGAAACCATTGACTTGCTTAATCTTGCTTTGACCAACGAGCGATTAAATATATTCCAAAAGCTTGGGATTGCATTCCAAGGGATGATTAATCCGATGGCAAAGGATATGTTGAGTGCGGAACTTGAAATTGAAAAATTAAGAAATGAGCAATTAAGAAAACAACAAGCGATTGTTTATGCTTTGTCTGGCGAATATAAGAATATAGGTGACGCGAGTGAGGCATCCGCTATTAAGATTGAAATGTTAAACCAAAAGGCGGCTTCTTCTCAGACAGCGTTTAACAAATTGACACTTGAACAACTTGAGGAAAAGAGAGAAAGTCTTGCCGCAGAACTGAAAGACACCGAGCATCTTCTTAGTTTAGGCAAGGCAGGGACTGACCAACTCCGAATCAAAGGCAAAGCCTACCAAATGATTTTGGATAGGATGGAAGAGATACGGATAAAGAATAAAGAAACCGAAAAGCAGGAAGGTGATGCGATTGCAGCGGCCAAAGAACGCCTTGCCCTTGAGGAAACCCGCTTGCTCAAAACCGCCGAAGGAACCACCGCGTATTACAACCAACTCATAAAGGTCATTGAGGCCCGTAAGGACTTGGTGAAACTTGAGAAGGCCAAAACGCCCAACCAAATGGGCCTTGACCTTGCAAAGCTTGACAAAGACTTGAATAAGGCCAAGAAGATGATTCAGTCCTTCACCCCCGATATGGCAGACATCGTGGAGGAAGGAATCTATGTGCCGAGCGTAGAGGCTTGGGAAAAGTTGGACAAGGATAACCGCAAGTTCGTTGAGAACCAACTTGAATTAGCCTTAACGATGGCTCAAAGGGGCGTTGAAATCACCGAGGAAGGCACGGAAGCCCGGCTGATTGCTGAAAGGAATTTAGCCCTTCAGGTCGCAGAAATTGAGAAGTTCAAGGTGAACATATCAAGCGACTCGGAGGAATTGAAAGCATCAAAGGTTAAACTGATAAACAATAAGCTAAGGAGCGAGTTGAAAAAACTCGGCATTGATTACGTTGAAGACCAAAAAGAGATTCAAGACCGGGTTCTTGATGTAATCCAAGAGGCCAACGACCTTATTGAGAGGACTGAGGGTGATTCGTACCAAAGAAGGATTGCAAGGTCAAACCAGATGTTTGAGGATATGGCGAGGAAGATTAAGGAGGAGATGAGCAAGACCAAGGATTTTCCGACACTTGAGGCATTGAAGAAAAAGCTCAAAGAGGTTGAAGATGCCGGGGAGAAAGCCGCATCCGCAATAACGCTCAATCAAGCAGCCGATATGGTGTCTCAGATTGGAGGCATTTATGGCGAGTTAGCCAAGAGGCAATCGGTTCTTTACGAAAACGAGCAGAACAACCTCAAGAAAATGCTTGACCAAAAGTTGATAAGCGAAGAAGAATACGAGCGCAGGTCAATGGAAATAAAGAAAAAGCAGTTCAACCAAGAAAGGCAATCCGCAATCATATCGGCCATTATTGATGGAGCATCTGGTATTATGAAGGCTATTGCGGCATTTCAGTATTGGCAGATACCGCTTATTACCGCTTTGACAGCCGCTCAAATCTCCACAATTTCCGCTCAACAATTCCCCGGCTTTAAGGACGGCGTAATTGACCTCAAAGGCCCAGGATCGGAAACATCCGATAGCATCCCTACCCGACTGTCCCGTGGCGAGTCGGTGATGACAGCAGAGGAGACGAAGCGGTACAAGCCCGTCCTCCAAGCCATCCGGGACGGGGAGTTTGAGGCGTTTGTGGCGAAGAAATACACGGGCGGTATAGCAATGCAAAGGGACACGGATTCGTTCGCTCAGAACATCTCCAATTCGTTTGAGATGCAAACCGCTGAACTTGCCAACCTGCTTCGCCAAAACCGCAAGGTGGCCGTTAAGAATGTGGACGAACTTGCGAAGGCGATTAACCACCGAGGCACGGCTCACAAAGTCATTAACCGAAGAACCACCCGATGAGTTATACCGTTACGCTTGATGGCATCGTCTTGAACGATGAGCCGATGGGGATTGATGAGTCAAAGTTGCAGATTTACAGAGACACGGCCAACCCCGGCATATTCAATGTCTTTGCTGCGGATGTGAGCTTTTGGGGCGATGGCTATGACATTCTTTACGCATACTACAACACCGAGGACGCCTGCAAAACTATTAGCATCTCAATAATTGAGGACTGCGTTGATGGATTTAGGTTCTATGGGGTAATCTATGTGGATGACCTTGAAATCAATTTGGTCAAATGCGTAATCACTTGCAGTATTGAGGATGATTCTCCTATGGGTAGGATTAATCGTTATGCTGATGTGAAAGTGCCTATCAACGGAGGGCAGAGTATGAGTCCCTTAACCGATGGCGGTGTTGCATTGGCATCGGTTGGGTCTTACAAAAAGACACCATTCACAAGCGGAACTCTTCCAGGCCCAAGGGCGAATCTGCGTTGGTTCTCCGTCCTTGACTTGATGAACTATATCTGTAAGTACATTACGGATGGGGCTTGCGATGTGGTAAGCACATACCTTACGGACACATCCAAGTATTACGATGCCGATAGGTGGACATTCACAATTTACGATGTGGGCGGCTTATTTCCCGTGCCGTTGCTTGGCTTTACCTTCAAAGTTAAGATAAACGACATTTGGGGCAATGATGTCTTTATTGAGGAGGATATGGTGGGTCTCCAACCTTGGGCCGTTGCCTACAACACGGCTCAACGCTTGGGGGTGAAGACTTGGAATATCATATCGGGTGGCCCTGTCACTTATTTTGGCGGTGGAGAAAACAAGGGAGACCGACCGACAAGGTCGTGGGCATCTTCCGTTGCGCCACCCAATCCGGCAACTGACCCAGGGTACATCTACCTTGAGTTCCCTTGGCTTGTTAACTCAGTTGAACTCATTTCTATTAAAAACAATTCAACGGGAGCATTCTTGACACTTGGAGGAGCGGGTTCAGGGGCAGACTTTGAGTACAATATAACGAAGACTACGACCCAAAACTATGGCGCAACGGGATTCATAATGACTTCCGGGGAGATTTTGAGGGGTGGCCCTGAGAACATTAATGTTTCCTTTAATGACATTGCTCAAGGCCCATTGAAGCTCTTTAACTTGAGCATAAAGCCTCAAAACAACTTTGATGGCACTTACACAATATCTCTTGAACCCGAACCTTCAACGCTGAACAGTACGCAAGCCTTTGCCCTGAATAACATTCAAGACCTGATGATAAAGAGGAACAATGCCTTTGCGGTTTCTGCTTTAAGTACCGGGTTGAATGTGGGCAACGACTTCTACCTGCACCAATCGGTAGGCTACACGGCTGATTCTTGTGCGAATGAATCCTATTCCACGTCTTCGGCCTTAGCAATCGTGAAGTATGAGGATGTCTTCAAGAGGACTTCAGCCATAAATTCCGAGACCATTTATATTGCAGAAACTGAGCATCCGACCACGGGCGATGTGACGAAGGTGGCCTTCTTTGAAACCACCTATTCAACCAACCCGACAACTACCGGCTTGGTAGTTGATTACACCAATGCGTACTCGGCCCTACATCCTTTCGTGGCAAGAAACAATGTAAACAAGTCCAGAAAGGGGTTTTATATTGAGGGCAATACAGTCCCCAAAACCAATACCTTTCCTTGGTGGACGATACCCGATTTGGTCATTGACATCAAAAACGAACTTAGCTTTGAGTACCCCTTGACACCAAGCGAACTCAACATCCTGTTAGCCGACCCATACAAGTACATCCTTTGCGATGGGCGAAAGGGTTGGATAAAAAGCGTTGAGTACGACATTAAAACAGGAATGACTACCTTTGAACTTCTAACGGAATGATTACTCCCAACCAACCCATTGTCTGCGTAGATAGCACTCTTGGAGCGACCAATTACACACCAGCGGATTGGACAACTAAGGCAT